GCTGCTTGCGACAGGGAGACTGCTTCTTGATTTTCGAAGAAAAACAAAGAGCACTCCCAGAGGAAGTGCTCAATGATTAGGGAGGAAACAGGTTTAAGACAGAAGTGTCCAAGCCTCACGAACTTTGTTGAACTGACTGTATGGAAGAGTAGTGTAACCACCCCGACCAAACGATGTTCCCCAGGAGTTTTTGATGATGAGACCTGTTTCGTCATAGCCAACAACCGCTACTGCGTGACCACCCATGAACTCATCACCGTTCCAAAAGTCGTCATTATACGAAAATACATTCATCGCTATAAGTGCTGCCCCATTGGTAAGAACACTCTTTTTGAGAGCGTCCAGAGAGCCAATACGGGCGAATACTTCGACACGGTGTTCACCTTTCAAAATTTCGAAAGCCTCACGAGGCATCATTCCGTCAATAGTCTTGTCAGAACGCTGGTCGTACAGGTATTCAAAGCCGATAGACGGTTCACGACCTTTCGATTTGCAATAGAAGTTGTACATTTCCGCAACTGTACAGGACACGCAACTTCCTTTACTGCCTTGGTCATAGACACGAAGTTGTTCCCGCAGTTCATACCGCTTCGGGAGTTCAATCTTCGGAGCAGCATAAGTGGTATCATTCGGATTGACGCCACTCTCAATAAATCCAAGTCCTTTCGTTATCATTCTTGCCTAAATTTGAATAGAACATCATCCTTTCCAGCCGTTTGTGTGACTGAAAAGATATACAGAACTTTACCCTTCTTTTCAGTAAGGACATACACAGTGGTCATCACGGAGTCGCTCCCGATGAAGTACGTCTTTCCCCACGAGTCTAAATTCGTAGGGACGCTCAAGCCGTGAACGGTGTTCAGGCTGTCAATTACTGAAAGAGGCTGTGGAGTCACTCTTTCGAAGAACACAGTCTTCCAAGTTGTCGCACAGCCTACAATCAGCAATGTCAAGAAAAGGAATATCAGTTTCTTCATCAGCCACCTACATTGAACCAGTTACCAAGTAGAAAGCATAGCCAAATGAGAAGACCGCCTATCAGTGGTGGAAGACCTCCGTTGAGGATAGCCTGTCCGACAGGAAGATTTTTCTTCATGTTCTGGTAAGCGAACAACCCAATGACAACGAATGAGACCGGAATCATACACGTGATACCCATACCAAGTGAGATTCCAAAGAACGCAGCCACCAACATACCGATGATGACATACAGGTAATGAAAAGGCTTCATTTGTACCATTGTAATTGAAATTTAAGTTAAATCGAACTCTTTGCACACTTCCTCCATTTCCTCGCAAGTCAATGGTCGAACTTTCAGGATATTATAGCGGTCGAGGTCTTCTTGTAGAATAGGGAAAGGCAACCGAGTGTTCCCCGTTGGGGTGACAAAGCAATTATCGGCACTGTCACGATAGAAAAGAACATCAGGCTGGTCAGCCTCAATGAAGATTTCATCTGTATAAGCATACATGAAGTCTTCCCACTTTTCTTCGAAGCCTTTCTTGCCCACTCGGTTCAGCCCAGTTCCAGTATCTACTTTTGGATGAAGAAAATCCTCTACAGATTCCACAGGTTGCGTGGGTGTATATTTAGGACGCTGTTCACGGGTAATCTCACGAAGTTCCGATTCGAGCGTTTCAATCTCTCCTAACAGTTGTTCTTCTCGCTTGGCATAGTCGGACAACTCTTTGCGCTGTTCACGGTTCTCCTTCTCAAGAAAGAGAATCTTCTTATTCAAACGGTCGCATTCCGCCTGAAGATTCAGCACTGTTAAAGTTTCTTCTTTGCCCATATTAGATAGCATTTATTCTGTTGCTCCATGAGTCTGTTAGGAACTCTTCCATTTGAGCCTCAGAAAGTTTATCATACACTTTAAACGTGACAGTATCGAATCCTCGTTTTCCTTTCCCGACTTTTGTACCTGTATAGGAAAGGGAGTATTTGAACTGAAGAACCGAGTTCGGGTTCCTAATCATTTCTTCAAAAGCCGTCTTGAGAACCTTTCGTTCAAAATCCTGTACGCTATATTCAGGGGTTTGGAGTTCGTTCATGATGACAGCAATCTTCATAGAAAAGACACGCTTGTCCTTCCAACGGCTTAACATCATGAAAATACGTTTGGCATAGACACCATTCATTGACACGACAGACTTCTTGTCGTAGATTGTGCCTCCTATTCCTTTACCATAATATAGAAGCCAGCGTAAACTTGTAACAGGCATCCCCAGTACGATGTTGTCATCCTCGTCAATATCCATCGTAGAGATAAGATAGCACTCCCTCCGAACCAATTTACCCTGTTCGTTGGTAAAGTTGTATTTAATCGTCTGTTTGAACATCTTCTTTATTTCATTCAGAACGATGGAACCGTGGTGATATTTATCAATCTCTTTCATTTGTATAGGAATGAGAAGATTGCCGTTCTTATCCAACGGTAAATGCTCCTGGAACACTTTCAGGTCAGCACTCAACCAATCAATATCCCTGGACATTGAAGGTTGCAATTGTTCGACAAGATGAACCAAACAGTTCATTTGCCAAGACGAGAACTTATACATACCAAAGGTCGCCAAGTTCGATTGAATTAATCCTTTTTCCTTTTTCATATCTTTGTAATTTTATTTCCACACAAATTTAACGGGAAAATTTAAAAACAGGCTCACTTCATGTCTAAGCCTTTATTTAAAGGGGTGGGATGCAACCAAGCCTGTTTTTAACATTTATGGGACAAAATTAAGACGCGCTTAAACCACTTTTTATTGCGCTCAAAAGCCTTTTTATAAAGTAGGTGACTGCGCTTATATGACTGTATATTTGCGCTCATTTGACTGTTTTCGTGCGCTCAGATGACTGTTTTTATTGCGCTCAAAAGCCTTTTTATAAAACAAAATTTGTGGGAGAAGACTCCCCATAAAATAGGGAAGACTCACGGACTCGAAAATTTGTGTATCAATATATAATGGTTACAATGGGTATTCAATGGAAATACAAGTTAGAGTCCCGAACGGAAATTTTAAGAAGTCATTTTTACGTCGAAAACACACCTCACTGCGTTCGGAGTTTACAGGCTTCGCCATCTCCGATGGACTTCGCCCTGAGAGGCTGCTGTCGCAGCCGATGTTGTTAGGAGATAAGGAAATGAGAAAAACTTTTGTGCATTGACAGCGTTATATTTGTGTTCGGTCTGGTTCGCCTAATCGAACATCGTCTAAAGTTTGATTTGATTTACATTGTTTGATTGACATCTAAAAAGTTTTTGAAGAAGATTCTTTTTGTTCATTAAAGAAAAGTTTAGGTTAAGTATTTGACAGAAATCTGGGGCATGAGAGGATGTGAATCTTCTCACTGCCCGTTTTTATTTTAGAGCCATACCGTTGAACTCACTCCTACCATATTAAAATTTTATGAATAACTTTGCTCACAAAGAATTTTTAATTTTACAAGTCGTATGGAAAATAAAGGAAAGAAAGTTTCCCTCCAGTTGTTTGAGGAAACTGCTCGTAACAATGGATACGAGGTATTCACACCCGATGAGGTGGCTTCCTATTACAAGGAAGGAATCATGAAGAGTCGTGCCAACGAACTTACAGCCGAGGAGAAAGAGGCTTTCGTGGCTGACGTAATGTATCTTCAGAAAGCCGTATGCGCTGATGAAGAGGGTAAAGACGTCATTCGCTTCTATCGTCCTAAACAGGTTGAGTGGGAAACGGCTGCTGACGGAACTGTCATGAAAGGTTTGGAAGGTGTATATCGTGACACCCCTGAAAATCGTCGCCTGAACCGTGTTGGACAGGCTTATTCTCCTACATTGGAGTTCCTGAAATCGTTGAACGGTGAAACAGAGGGCGACATCATGAAGTCGTTGGGAACAGGTGTTTATGCTGATACCCCTGACAATCAGCGTCTGGGACGTGTGGGTCAGCCGTACAAGAACCAAATTCCGGTTGAATAATGGAAACGCTGCTTGAGAAATCATTGAATAAACACGATTTTCCGGAAAAGGAAAGACGTGAATTGGCGAAAGAGGGAGAAGCCATGAAAGATGGCTCTTTCCCTATTCGTAATGCTCAGGATTTGAAAGACGCCATTCGTAGTGTTGGTCGGGCGAAAGACCCTGCCGCTGCGAGACGGTGGATTAAAAAGCGTGCTAAAGAACTCGGGAAAGAGTCGCTTCTTCCTGAGTCCTGGGAATAATTTAGGAGTTTTCTTCGGGAAACTCTTTGATTATTCAAGATAACGTAATATATTTGCGTAATCAAATTTAACTGTAAGGAATATGACGACACTAATAGAAAAATCAATTTTGAATGAAAGATTAGAAAAATCTCGTTCAGGCACATATGCTGATACTTCTGAGAATAGACGCAAACATCGCGTGGGGCAGAAGTACGGTTCTGAAAAGAAAGAGGAAGAGAAGCCTGAGAAGACTTCCTCTAACGAAAAAGACCCTGCAAAGGAACTTGAGGCTGTCGATAAGGTTATCGCTGCTATCAACGAAGGCAAGTTGAAACTTCCCCAGGAAGAAATTATGGTTCTCATAGAAAAGAAGAATAATTTAGAGTTGGCAAAAAGACAGGCTGAAAAGATACATTCAGGTGTTAAAGCAAACGAAGAGAAACGTAATGCTGCGGAAGCGAAGGAAACGAGTAAGAAGATAAACGAAGCCCAGAAAGAGGAAGAGAAAACACGTGGTTATCGTTTAGATGACAGTGCTATCATCAAAGATTCGAATAAAACCAAAGCAGAAAAGATTTCCGAAATAAAAGATAAGTATGCTAAATTGATGAAGAAACATGCCGATGAATTAAATCGTATGGGTATTCCATCTGGACACCAGTTAGCACTGTTGCAGCGTACAAGGGATGAGAAAATAAAAGAAATTGAAGCACAAGAAGAACCCAAGAAAGAGGAATCAAGAGGTGAAAAGAAAACGGACAAGGCTGCCGACCCTATTTATCAAGTTCAACAAAAGAAGAAGGAAGCCTCAAAGAAGTATGACAGTAAACGTGAAGAGGCTCGCCAGAAGTATGACAAAGAGGCTGATGAAATTCGAAGCGAGATTGACAAACTGTACGAAAGCGACCATCCGGATGCTGCTAAGAAGCGTAAAGAACTGTGGAACACTTTGAAAGAGAAGACTAACAAATACGATGCGGAAACAACACGGTTGAAAGACGAGTATGAGGCTGAGTATAAGAAATTAGACGAGGCTGAAGACAAACTGTATGACCAGCGTCAGAAAGAAGAAACTTCAGAAGAGGTGAAAGAGTCATACACCCGTGTCAAGTTTGAGGACGTCCCTAACAGCGGAAAGGTCAATCTGAAGAAATACCTGTCAGAGAAAGTTCGACAGGGGGTTGATGAAAAGTGGTCAAACATTAAGAATATCCCTACCGACAATCTTAAGAAGATGGAGAAAGGACTTGTGAACGATTTAAATAAGAACTTTGAAGCAATCAAGAAGTCTCAGAGAGCGGAGTTGCTTTACTCTATAATGAAAGTTAAGGGGGAACTGGAAAAGCGTGGTAAAGAGAGCCAAAAGAAAGAATAAGGATATCATGCTTTATTAGTGCCGTTTTTGTTTGTAAATTTGTATCGTTTAATAAATGGTAGAATTAAAACATAAAAGAGATGAAGAAATATGTTTATTCGAAAGGTGCGGAGGCTGTTACGGTTGAGACCGATGGGTTAGCAACTATCAACAACTTCATGGTGACCGGACTCATTGGTAAAAATTATCATGGTCTGGTACAGGCTGGTCTGAATTTCAAAATGGGAGATGAAGTAACTATCCCGATGATGCTGAATGCTGCTAAGACCTGTGAATGTAAGGTAGAATGCTACGAGGGCAATGAACTTATCATCGATGAGTCTGCTGACTTTACAAGTGGCGTTCCTGCCGAAGTAGGTACAATCTTCGGGTTGCAACTGGGTGTGGCTTTTAACGAAGCGACTTATTATGCTGTGGTTCCTAAATCATATACAGACCAGTACGATTATGCTGCTTCCAAGGGTTCACTTCCTTGGTTGATTGCAAAGTTCAAGAAAATCGCTGCTGATTCTGGTGAGCAGGAAACATCAGAGTATCAAGTACAGGTATTTGCCGACGAACGACAACTCGAGTTCCGTGGAAATTCTGCCGACTTGGGTACGTTGAGCGAAGACAAGAAAACGCTGACCGCAAAGGCTTCCAATTCACTGATGTTTGAAATCGTGAAAGATTTGGGAATCTTGCGTCCGGAAATGGTAACTTGGTTCACTATTCGTTTCATTTACGGAGGTCGTACCTACGA